TCCTCCCCCTGTGATAGTAACTGTAGGTGCCGACGTATATCCCGTACCAGATGCAGTGAGAGCGATGCCCGATACCCTTCCATCCTGAATGGTGGCTAAAGCAGAAGCCCCTGATCCTCCTCCCCCTGTGATAGTAACTGTAGGTGCCGACGTATATCCCGTACCAGATGCAACCAAATTTACTTTAGATACTCCTGCCAGGTCAGTTTGGAGCACGTAAGAATATATTCCAGGACCTGGGTTTGATGACGTAAGGATCAACGGTAGGGTACTTCTTTGGACTGTAAATGTAGTAGGGGTTACTTGAAGGGGAGACTCTACTGCCGTTTGTGAAGACGGAGTACTTGACGGGTTAAAATTCTTAATAAGATATAGTGAGGCTTGACCAATACTGGATAAATATCTCATTTGAAGATATCGAACTTTGTACGCGAAAGGAGTGGCCGCATTTAAATCAACCGATGAAATAATAATCCAGTCCCCTGCGCGAAGCTCCGTAATCGGAAGATGTATGGGCAAATCGACAATATCTGTAATCTGATTATTTGTAAGGTAAGGCATAAGTCTTTAAGTCAATTGAAGACCAGCTAAACGAGTTTTTGATGGAATTCGAAGACGGGTTCCCCGAGGAACTCCAAACTGAGCATCTATAACTTTGTTTACAGATGCTAAAATCCACCAAAGTTCGCTATTCTCATAGAACATATCTGCAATGACAGATAACTTGTTTTCGGTTGCCTGAGTAACAATATAAATCCTATCTGTAGGGTCAGGAAGCACAGGATTTACCATAAGTCCAAACACAACTTCGCCATCAACTTTGTACACAGGCGTAGCCTTGAACATAGACTGTTGCGGAATTCGAAGATAAATGATGTCATCAGCCACACGATAACTACGTACAACGTATTATTCGGTTCTTCCAGGTAGGGTATTTATACTTGTCATGCATAATTCCGTAGCTGCTTCTCTTTTGAATACACTTGGTCTGACTGGATCAGGGATGGCCACAAGTTCATTGCTGCCGCCTTCTAATAATCCACAATCGGTGGAAAAATTACGCCAAGATTTCCTTAAGTCAGGAGAAGTAACAGACCCAGACATATGGAGTAAGTATTCTAGCCTTGTTTCGCGCCCGACAACTTACGAGTCGATGCTTAAATTGTGGGAAGAAATGTCAGGGTGGGACTTAATGGCAGCTGCGCTAGTGGAGATAGTAGATGAATCTTTACAAACAGACAGCAATTATCCCAACGCTATTCAATACGAATGCAATGATCAGAACCTCGAAGAAGAGTTAAATGACATGCTTCGGACTATTGGAGCAGAATCATACCTACCGTCCCAGGTATGGCATGTAGCTGCTTTTGGAAATTCATTTGAGAAAATAGAATACGCCCAAAATAAAGGGGTACTTGGCCTTAATTTTGTACATCCTATGGATGTACGCCGATATTGGCTTGAAAAAAATAGAGCATGCATAGGATTCAAGTGGACGGGGCATGCTGCGGATAACAACGATGCATTTGCACTTCCTGATGGAACTGAAATTCCGCGCGTTGGAATTAATACAGGAAATAACCGGACAGAAGATTTGTGGTATCCATGGGATTTTCTTCATTTTAGGCGCATGTATCGTTTGCGCATGACAGAACATGGGGAACCAATTTTCGATGAGGCACAGGGAATATACAAAAAACTCCGTATGGCCATTGATCAAATGTGCGTATACAGAGCTCAAATCCAGCCGGACAGATATTTGGTCAATGTGGATGTGCAAGAGCAATCTCCTAGAGATCAAATGGCAACTGTTCAAAGATGGAAACAAACACTCAGGTCGCGACTTTCTTATGGCGGTGGTGATAATAATGCTCCTGACGATTTTAAGTCATTCTACAACGCCATGGCTTTAGACACCGTACTTTGGATGGCTAGGCCGAAAGGTTTTCAGCACGGTATTGAAAAAATACCTGGGACATCTCAAGTACCTGACGTATATGATATCGAACTTTTGGAAAACCTTTTTTTCTCCATTTTAGGAATGCCTAAATGGTGGGTTGCCGGAGTTCAAGGACAACCTCAAGCCCCTTCTGGTAAGTCACTTTTAGCTCAAGATATGCGGTTCTTGCGCAAAGTGAAAAGCATTAGAAAGCCTATTATTCAAGGCTACGAATGGCTTGGATATTTTCACGCTATTTTAACGGGTAAAGACGTATCCCAACTTGAAATTAGTGCCGCGATGCCTCCCATAGGATCTCTTGAAGATCAAATGAAAATGGAGGTACTCACTGCTCAGACAGGCGTGTTAGCAGCTTTGGGCGACGTTATGGACAAATTTAAACTCCCGCGAGAAGCCTGGATTGATGTAATCTTTAAAAGATACATGAATTTGCCCGAGGACGTTGTCAACATATTTGCCACAGCCCTTCCTCCAGAAGTGGAGCAGCAACCCATGGAATCCATTATTGGTAAGAAGCCCATGTCAACATCAAAAATAATATCTGAAATTGACAAACGGATTGGACCTAATAATGAAGCTCTTAGGGCTCGAATTTTGGAGGCTTTTGACGGTAAAAAGCCTAAATTCGTAAAGAAATATAAAACGATAGAATCTGTACTTGGCCACTCTAATATGAAGACTGGCGGATCAGTTCAAACTGGGAATAGGACCGAATTTGCGCTAATGGAAGACCGAAATAATTCAGTTGCAGAAGTTGCAAATACAGAAGGGCTAAATCCATACAGAAGATTTATAGGGGAATCTGTATAATGCTATCTATTTCGATTACTTCCAATCCATCAAATCCAACTACAATAGGTAGCCATGGATATGCTGTAGTGTCTCTTGCGTTTTCTGTAATAGAAAACGATACTACCCTTGTAAACAGATACATAAAAGGAACTGTATCTTGGGGTGATACCCCCACTGAATATCCGTTTTCAAACTTTGCCCCCGATAATGGACATTCCTATATAGATGGCTCAAATCCAGGCGAAGTTCGATTTCAATATACCCATTCTTATAAAGAAAAAGGGCTATATATCATTCGAATAAAAGCAGAAAATTTCAGAGTTCCAAACCCGGATAAAGTATTGTCAATTACTGAAGCCAACATAGTAAGCAATGTTCAAACTAGACCAAAAACATCCAAAGTTATTTATGGGCCTATTCTTCCTAGGGACGCGGGATATCCAAATTCAGAAGATTGGAGTTTAAATTCTGGGCAAGACCTCCAAATATTAGAATCAAGCGTTAAAATGCTTCTTCTTACCGCTAAAGGCGAACGGTTAATGCAGCCCAGGTATGGAACAAATTTAAAATCCATGCTTTTTAGTCCTAACTCGGAGGATATCGAACCCCAAATTAAAGACGATGTTTCAGCGGCTATATCTTCCTGGGAACCTAGGGTTAAATTACTGGATATGAAAATAGATCGCGGTGAAGGAAATCGCTTTGCAACAGTAACTTGCATATTGCAATCGGCACTTACTGATGGAACATTTACTCTTACAACAAATTTTTCACAATGAAAGAAGCACCTGTTACAAGAGCTGATTTTATCGATAGGTTTACCCGAGATGGAGGATTAACTTACGTCCAGGCAGCCACGATATATGACTGTATGCTGCACGTATTTGAAGATGGGATATCTTCAGGGTCCAAGATTACAGTGGGAGAGATATTTTCCCTAGTGCCAGTGTGGCGAGAGCCGAGAACGGTACACATGGGTTTTTCAAAAGAAAAAGACGGTTCTATAAAAAGATCAAAGAAAGTGTACTGCATAGGCCGAAGACTCCGGTATAAAATGAACTTGTTTAACAGTTTCATGCAGAACAAGGACATTAAATGGTAGAGGTATATAAGCTATGAGCGGAATTTCTCTTATTAAACCCCTTGTCATATCAAAAGCTTCGGCTCTTGATACAGGCCCTTTTGCCGATACAGGGGAGGTACGCCATTTTAGCGCGTCTGATTCAATGGACGCCACTGCCGTAGCAAATCCTACCCGTCAATTAGCTCAAAGGGATAATCTTATCGCGGATAAATTGAATGAAGTGATAACGATGGTCAATAATAAGGAACAGTACGTAAATTTACCTGTTTTTAGGACTGTTCTTTCGCCTGGGAGTTCAGAAATAGTTACAAACTACAGAATACCAGCGGGATTTGAAGCTAGAATTTTTAATGCTAAAGTCTCTTCATCACCAATAGGTTCGGCAAAATTGGATATTTATCACAATGCAGATTCCTTCGGAGCTTCCTCCGGCACTCAAGTAGTAACCACAGCAGATGAACTTAGTGGCGGGACCACTTTTTGGCCTTCAGGTGAGTTTATTGTGGCTATTTTTAATAGTGGAACAGCCACAGCCGAAATTTTTGCCTCTATAATTCTTACCATGAGGCCTGTAGGGCCGCAAGCTGGGGGTCTTATTGGTCCGGGGGCTGAAGGTGCTCGGGGTCCGAAAGGTGATCCTGGTGATCAAGGGCAGCAAGGAAATCCAGGTCCTACAGGACCTCGTGGAACTCCTGGTCTCGTATGGAAAGGCCTATGGACAGGTGTCACAACTTACGTAGCGGGAGATGTTGTCCGATACAATTTTGCTGGGACATCAGGCTACTCTTCATACGTAGCCAGAACTACCAGCATTAATCAACCTCCCCCTCTTCCTGCTAACCAATTAAACACCTACTGGGAGTTAGTAGCTCAAGCAGCCACGGGACAAACCGGAGGATCGGGAAATTCAGGTCCCACAGGCCCTGCTGGGGCAAGCATACTTTGGGCTGGGGCATGGAATGGTACTACAACGTATATACCTCAAAATGTTGTAAGGTATGATTTTGGAGGAACTATCGGATCAGCGGCCTTTATAGCCAAAGGAACCAATACTAATCATGCTCCGCCTGCGGCAGGCGTAACAAGTAATGCTTATTGGGATTTGATGGCCCAAGGTGGAAGCGGACCCCAAGGAGTGCAAGGCCCCGTGGGAATAGATTACGTGGGACCATGGCAAACAGGTACTGCATATTCCCAAAGAGCTCTTGTTACCATACCATTTTCTGGATCAATGTACAAAACGTACTATGCTGGAACCAATATTTCAGCTAACATTTATCCATCAAGTCCGTCTGGAACAGGTTGGATTCAATTTTACGGCCCAACACCTAATTCTGGAATTGTCAGCAGCACTTATTTTGCTACGGGTACGCTGGTGCGCGGAACTCCTTTTTATGAAGGAGGAACTTCCGAAGGAATTTTCGATCCAGCACCCGTGACTTCACTTATATCAACGGCTGTTATACCTCTAGCTGAAACTTATTCTGACCCAGGTGGAGCACTTCTTCTCCAGGGCGTATTTTATACAAGATTTGCAGGATCAGTAACATTGAACTTGCCCCAAACATACAATAATAGCCGAAAAAACTGGGACCCTGCTTCAACAACTATTATAACGACTATTCATTCCGATAATGCACCTGATATTATCAGGCCAACAAGAAATAGCATATTTATTTCTGGTACTGTGCCGCAAAATGTAGCGATAAATATTATCGGGATAAAATCCAACACGGACATTTAGTATGCCAATTAAACCGGATAAAATCGTAGGAACAGCAAACGATGCTGGAGATATTTTTTATGGCAAAGACCCATTTGCCCCCTATAAGTGGCATTTATGCAATGGGGTGCTGTTTTGGACGTGTGTTTCAAAGCCAAGCGCTATTCATATAGAAAACCTTACAAAGGAACAAAACTATCCCCAAATATGGGGAAGAGAAACAATTTATAGCCCGTAAGATACTAGAGTGCCTTCGTATAAATTATCATCATCATAGATTTTCCCTTTTATACGACTAAGATGCATATTTCCGCGAACTACCAATTCAGATGACAAACTAAACATTTGTCCTGGAGGCGTGAATGTCAGATTTTTGAAATCTCTTAAATATGATATTCTGCCAGGACCTGATTGTTTATGATCAAGAAATCGGCCCATTACAGCGAAAAATCTAGCTTTAGCAGCCGCCGCTACGTCTCTATGCCTGCACATGCTCAAAGTTAAGCTATCGAAAAATCCTTGAAAAATCATCTCTTGCGAATACATGCTTCTAGGAGACAGTGCTACATGATCCATATTGAATAGACAGTATTCACTTTCTGAGTAAAAATCTCCTGGGTGAGGCATTACTCTGAAAAATAATCCATCCATAGAACCATGGCAATAGCACCCGTGGCGTGCTAGTGGTTTTGATCCAAACTCTATAAGCGCATTAGTTATGACTTCATGTCTCCACACAAGTTCAGTTATACGATTTGTTTCAGGGCATAGCTCAAGAGCTGATTTGACTAAAGCCATTACAACTTGTTCTGATTTTGCGTGTGGAAGTTCAGTTGCCCAGAATTTAACTGAAAATGTATGCGTGTCTTTCCTTTGAATAAAACTATCTCGCCATTTATTAAATTCGATTAGCGCATTAGCCATTTTGAATAGTCCTCGTAGTGTTCACTAGTCATGATAGGAAGAGATTGCCACCGACGAATATTTTTTACGCGTATTGAAAGAGTTTCTGACCATATTTGTGGGTTGCCCAAAAGAGCCGCTGCTCGAAGTATATTTTCGCCTACCATTCGAGCAAACATACAGCCTCCTAGCTCATTATTGAAAAGTTTAGTAGGACAATGTGTTCCACATGTATTTCTATGATCACACTGTCGGCAAGCCTCTGGACGATTGGCCATTTTCATCATAACTTTGGCGTATTTGGAAGCATCCATTTCATCTTTTGTTCCAAAATCCCATAGATGCCGCTTATCAGGATCGTACGTGGGAACCTCATTGCAAAAAGTAATCTCACCCCGAGGACCTAAACTGATCCTATTTAGGTATTCGTAGCAGCCTCCTGTAGTAAAATGCTGATGTGGATTGATAATGGATAAAAATTTGTCACGAAGATACTGGTTTGAATTGGGCTTAATTCGGCCTGCTGCGATATCTTCAACGTCGAGCTTCATCAAAGCGTGTATTTTTTCCAAAACAGGCTGAGAGAAAGAGGCCGTCTCCGTTGTGGCGGGTTCCATGTTGATGGTGACATCTGCGAGGCCCGTAGCGGATTTGAGATCATTCCTAAGCCTGCGCCAGTCGTAGCATCCTTCGCTGATCGAGGGTCTTGCGCCCCAGCTGAATCCGCCTGTTTTATACTCGTTTTCAAACCATTCCATACGAGAGATGAGTTCGTCATACCATTGCTTATACTGATCGCCGGGATACAGCTTGAAGACGCGGGTGTAGGCATGTCCTTCTTCAGGAGGGCAGTCGATACTGAAAGTGAATGTAACTCCGGCTTGCATAGCACGTTCAATCTTCTTTTTGAAAACGACAGGGGCATACCCCATACCTGTCACGAAATTTATCGTGCAGTTAGGCTTCGATATGCGGCGAAGAAGCTGCGGAAGGTCGTCCAGCATCAAGCTATCCCCACCGTAAACAATCACCATTCCGATCTTATGCCCATGCTTCCCGAACCAGCGTTCAAGAGCATCAAAATCCAGAGAAACTTTCTCGTAGTTTCCTGAATGGTCCCCTGCATAACAGTATCCACAATTTCGTGATAGATATCCTTGAGAGATGTAATTTCCCGTGCTCGTTTTGAACGAATACACTCTCTGCTCCCCAAGAGGTTTAACAGCTACTATCTTTCGGGTAGCGCCAGCCTTTTTAACATGTTGCAAAAGGCAACCATCGGTTTTCATTTTGATCGCACAATCCGTAACGCAATAAGTTCTAAGCATGGATTCTGAATTCGTTAGCGCAAATCTCTCGGCATTGGCCGAGTATTTGATACTAAAAGTATCCAAAGTCCAGGCTATGTTAGCGTAAGTTTCAGGGTTGTGATGCACGTATTGGGCTATAGACAGGAATTGGGCATAGCTACCCTCTGCGTCAATAATTCCCGAAAGCCATCCTGCAAGATAGTCTGTGCTTTCGGCTGTAGAGAAAGCTCTGATTGACTTGATGTTGGCGGCATTAATAGCTAGTACATAGCCTTCTCCTGAGACGGCTGCTGAGAAATTTGGGTCAAAAGGTTTTATAGCTATCTTTTCTCCGTCAAACACCCAATTTCTGAGATAGGATATTTTGACGAATTCACTGGCGTAAGAGAGCACGCGGTCAAAAAACTCTCGGTTATTGACCATAAATCGGGTATATCCAGATTTGAATCTGTGGCCCTCTCCGTCCAAGGCACCTCTCACGTAACCCATTTTGAAGTCGGAAGATGATTTTGATACTTTGTACGAGGGAACTGGGAACTTAACAAGGTCTTTGCCTTGTTTAGGATTTATATAATTGCAAAACCCTTGGCCGTCTCGGGACTGTTTATCTCCGTCAAGGTATCTTCCACCTGAAAACCAAAAGTGATTATCTGTACTTTTTACAGACGTGCCGTCATCCATAAGGTATTCAAAAACAGGAGCCACCCGGCTAAACGTATCGAGAACCTCGGACGGGGAGTATGTCCATCTGCAACGTGACTTTAATCCATTGTGTTGGTACCCCACCACAAGATCACCTTTTAGGATGTCTTCAACAGGCTTTTCAGTACCGTCAGCAAGTCTCACCATGGAACCTGCTGGGCAACAAGACATTCCGCAGATCGTAGTAGGGACAAGCATGAGAGCCATGTCCCGGTTTCCTTCTCTCTGAATAACATAGTCTTCGTAGTATTTCCCCAAACGAGCACGCTGAGCATTTAATTCGCGCCAATCCTTTGGCAGCGCATCCAAGAGCAGTGGATAGTCTTCTGCGTGGCCGTATTCAAAGTCTTTTTCAATGGAAAGACCCTTTACGTAAAGGGGCAAGGATTGATTGACCATGTAGGCTACTGAACCTTCGGCGCTTTTAGCGAGCACTACTCGGCTGTTGGACTTATCGGAAATATCCGCTACGGCGGCTCGATAGCTCTCTTCCGTATAATCGAAAATTAGGCTGTTCGTAGAAAAGTTAGCCATACGTATCCTTTGATATCGGAATAAACAAGATCACGCACAAATATTGAATCGTAAAATTTAAGTTTAGACGGAATATTATCTATTAAAAAAACTGATGGTATAGAATCTATGTTAAAGATGCCATCTTTTTCTGACACATAACCGCCAGTAATGTGGGATAAATTATCTGCATAGCTAAGGCCTTCTTTGAAGGGAATGCGTGAAAATAATGGAACACGTACAATAATCTTACCGTTCGGGCTTAAGCA